GGATAAGCAAAAATATGAGCCTTGTTCAACGCTTCCTTCAATTCTTCATTAGGAACGTATCCATGATAAGTCATTTGAGGATGATTTCTGATTTGATCATACATAGGCTCAAACGACTTATCAGCATCTTCCCAACCGTAAATCTTAAAACTTGAATATACATCTAGATGAATTTCTGGATGCATCTTCGCCAATGAATCAAACACAGGCAAAAGAATTTCCAATCCTCTTTGCGGAGTTGAAGTATACACTAATCGAATCTTGTCTTTTGGTTTAACCAAAGCTGATTGTGGCGCTGGTTCAATACCGGATTCAATTACGATTGACTTAGGATCGTGAGCCAATCCATGAATTAGCTGATACCTTTGCATCTGCCAGTTAGAAATAAAAACAAACTTGTGATAGTTATCCCTAAAAGATTGATCCCTGAACTTCGCCGATTCAGGATCTTCTGGTAGATCATGACACCAGAAAACTCTAATTTTTTCCCAATTTAGTTCGCGTTCCCTTGAACATACAATTTGAAATTCTTCCAAATCTTTTGGATTAATTAGAGAAGCTAGCTTACGTTTAGCAAGCTCAGTTCCGCCGTTAGCCTTTATAGAAATTTCGTTTTCTTCAAATCCAATCATATTGTGTACCCCGATTTAATAGCATCATTATAGAACATTTGGCAAGTTTCTTTAGAAAATTGTGTTAAATCTTTACCGAAACCCTTAACCTTTTTGATGAGATCAGGAGTCATGGTTATAATATCACAACCGGACCATTCGGCATGTTTAATGTTATAAGCTTCTCTAGAAGAAGCCCATAGAAATTCTGCTTTACCGCCTTCGTTTCTAATATCATCATATAAACCAACACAACGAGAAACAATTGCTTCCGGATCTTCACCAGCGTCCGCAATACGACCAGCGAAAATTGAAATTATACTAGGAACTTCTGGGCAAAGTCTATCGATTATATTGCTTACTTGATATTCGGTAAAAACCGCAGTAACGTTAAGATTAATTCCTTCATAACTTAAACTTTGAATCAAATCATAAGTATCTTCGCCCGAAGTATACATGACAGGAATTTTTACATATACTTGATAGTTCTTTTCATTACCCCAATCACTGATAATTCTAGCTTGTCGACGAATTTCGTCAGGTTCATCAGCGAAAACTTCTAAACTTAGAGTTGTTTCTGGTCTATTCCTTGCCAAAAATTTAATAACGTTTTTGGCAAATTCTTCGTAATTCGTAACGCCAGCTTGACGCATCAAAGTTGGATTAGTTGTAAACCCCGTTATTGTTTTATCTCCAGCCGCATCGATTATTCCCACCATATCGGCGCCATCGGCGTATAATTTAATCATTTATTAATCTCCTCAATCAAGGTACAAGCTTCTAAAACATTAGAAACAATATAATCAGGTTGTATATTTCTATATTCGTAAGGGTATGTGTATTCTTCGCCAACGAAAATAGTTTTTAGTTTGCTTCTATTACCAGCAACTATATCTTTCCAACGATCACCTATTATATAGGATTTACTACGATCGATCAAGTATTTTTTAATTATATCTTCAATCATACCGTTGTTGGGTTTATACATATTGGAATTTCTATCGTCAGCGTAGTATATATCATCTATTCTCAACCAATTAGAAATCATTCTATGCATATTATCTAAATCTTTGTAAGACAATGGACCTTTGACGTCAGGTTGATTTGTTACAACAAAAGTTTTATAGTCCATATTTCTGACGATATTCACCGCTACTTTAACATTATCAATAAATTGAAACTCGTCGAGAAACCAAGGGGCTGTTTTAGAACCATCTGGTCTTTCGACGAGTTTATTAATTACACCATCACGATCAAAAAAAATTGCTCGATTCATTTCACCACTTTGTTTTATTAACCTGTAAGGAAGGATTGGAAACTATAGCATGCCAAATAACAGCTTGAAAAGCTTCGCTATGTGGGGTAATTCTAGAAGGTTGAATAGGAGGAACTACTACACAATAATCAGCGTTGTAAGCGGTGTATCCGTCTTTCTTACCGACTATACCCAATACCACGGCGTTTTTTGATTTTGCTTGATCAATAGCCTTAATTAATCCTACAGAAACGTTTTTATTCTTATCGCCACCACCAACAGATAAAATAAAAAGAGCATCTTTTGAACTTAACTTACTGATTTTAAGATATTCATCAAATACGGTGTCAAACCCTTCGTCATTTGTTCTAGCAGTAAGCTCTGGAACGTTATCTGTGGGGCAATAAGACTCGATACCACAAAGCTTACGTAGGTCGTTGACCAGGTGAGAAGCGTTTCCTGCTGATCCTCCAACACCGAGAACGAAAACCCTTCCGTTTGATTCTCTAACTCTTTTGAGCGCGGCAACTAACTTCTCCACCATATTTTTATCTATAGCTTCGGTAATAGAAACTACTTCTTCAAAGTATTTATCACTAAAACTCATTCAACTTATTCCTCATTCTAGAAGAGCTCCAATGGTGGAACCTCTTATTATAAATTATTTCAATATTTCTTTGAATACAGAGACCAGCTCCAGTATGTACTTCGCCGTAATGATCTGAACCTATAAATCTTTTTTGAATGTCTAGGATACCGAGTAGATTTTCTAAATCACCTTCAGTCTCGTAGGGATATATCTCGTCTACGTAAAGAATAGACTTGAGTTGTATAAACCTTTCGAGCAAACTTTGAACGGGTTTATTTTTTACTTTTGGTCTGTCGATAGTCGGATCGGTTTGTAGACCGACGATCAGCCTGTCACATTGACTACGACATTCTTCAAGCATAGCGCAATGACCAGCATGAAGAATGTCAAATGTACCACACGTAAATCCAGTAATCACGCCTGTCTCGTCAAATAGTTTGGTCTAATATACTTAGCACCAAAGAATTCCTTAACCAAATTGATTACCACTTGATCATCATATTCCTTACATGAAAAAACATCGAGGTAAAGTGCGTTACCACCATTTCCGTCATCAGGAACAAAATGAGCACAAATGTTCGACGTTTCAATAAGCTGGACCAAAGTATAGCCAGCTTTATTACCAGAACCAAATTCAACGATCTGCGGCTCGCCGTAAGCGACCATATCGATATCCTTGACTAGTCTCTTAGTGAAATTGTAAATATTTTCATAACTCGTGATCGCGCCGTGATCGAGTTCGGCACAATCCAAAATTAGATGATAACCCCAATAACCCATTAATTTTCTCCTTTAAGTTAATTAAAAATCGCCCGGCTGGACTTGCAAACAACGAAGACCTTCTGTTCTCCACATATCAACAACACGTTGACGATCTTCAAATACTATTGTCGGATTATAACCGTCTTTACGAATCTGGTCAAGAAGTTCTTTCTTAACGACGTCATCCGATCTATAATCATTGAGTGGCCGCATATAAAGCTTATCAAAAAGAAAGTCTAGATAATGCATTCTCAACCAATTAATGGTATCGTCTCGCTCGTTTTCCATTCTTCCTGTACAAAGTACGAGCTTTGAACCAGAAGCTTTAAGTGATTCTAGAATATAGATGATGTCAAAATGCGGCTCGTCTTCCATGACACCCTTTTCATAAGACTTCCAATCTTTGGGAGACTTACGGATATGGTGAACTCTGTGGGAATTGTCGGCTATGGTGCCGTCGATATCAACAATAACATCATGCATCATAATTAATCCTGTTGATGTATTTAAGTTTTTGTTCTTCAGGCCATCCCTTTAGATAAGGACTATCTTCGTCGAACATACGAAGATATTCTTCTTTGTTTATTTCTCTATGAGAAAAGATCACTTGACCGAGATGTTGCTGACTAAACTCATGAAAGTTTTCAGCGTCACTCTCTCTAACGACGACTTCATCAAGAGCATGATCAATATTATCTTCAACCTCAACACAATAACGAATACGGTGTTGAGATATGCATTCGACCATAACCAACTTTTTCATTTTATCCTCAGTAATTGTGGCTCACGTTCTGAACGTAAGTTACGGAATCTACACGGAAAGAACGCCAACCGTTGTTAAGGATATCCCAAACGGCGATAACGTCGGTATTTTCCCTATGAAATTTATGATCTTCATTGATATTATACTTTGGAGGCAAAAGATCAGGCCTTAGAGTACAACGCATTGTGCGCTGTTCGCCGTTAACTTTATTAAACTGAACTTCAATCACGTACATACGTAGATCGTTCAAAAGATCGTCGCGATTAATCATATTAAATTCCCTCATTCAAAAGTTTACGATTATCCTGTGTTTCTTCAGTTAGATACTTTTTAAGATTTTCAAACCCGCCAATGTTGAAACCATCTATAACAACAACAGGAAAAGATTTCGCGTTCGGAAAAATTTCCAAAAGGCTTTCTCGAGAAAAATCTTCGTCTAACTTTAGTTCTGTATAATTAATTCCTTTAGAGCTAAGTAGCATTTTAGAATTAACGCAGAATTTACAATTCGATTTAGTATATATTGTAACGTTCATCCTAGCATAATCTCCCAATATTTCTTGATATCTTCAGGATTTGTGGAGTCAAATCCCAAAATGTACATATCATATTCAACAAGCATTTCTAATTCACTCATGATTTACTCCTTTCATTTTATATATATTATACGTCGTTTTTAATTAAAAATCAAGTTTTTTATTATTCCAAAAATATACAATGCGGAAATAATAATTTGAATTATTATTAAAGACCATTTTTTCCAAAGTATACCTAAAACAAACCACATAATATTTCCAATAAGAGATATGTAAATATTTAGCGGGAAATAATTTATAGAAGTTAAAAAAACCCCTACTAATAATACGAAAGTAGAAATCCATTCGTAAATTTTTTCATTCATCTTCCTTAACAACTTTTAACCCCATTTTCACAAGGTATTTAATTTGATCGATATCAGAATAATCTATGACTGCATAACCATTCTGAGTGCTCGGAAAACGGTTAGTTATACTTTCTATTCTTTTAAGAATGTCTACGCACCAATTAAGGTCAGCTGATTTAACTAATTCTTCTGTTGTCATAACAAACTCCAAATTAAAAGGGTGGGATTTCTCCCACCCCATTATATATATCTGTATGCTACTACTCTGCTTCTAGCATAAGTACCAACACCGACTTTTCTGCCATGGTTTCCCGAAATCAAAATAGGATTACCATGTTTATCATAACCAGAAACAACCCCGACGTGACCACCGCCTCGACGAGTTGTTACGGCAACACAGTTAACACAACCATAAGATGCTGGTTGTCCCCTGTGTTTATATGACATAGCAGTTCGATCATTACCAGAATGTGTGATCATATTCATAAAATCAGCACACCAAAGTCTACGAGGAAGTCCTAGTTGTCTAGCTGTTGCACCAACATATCTTAATGCTTTATTAGCCAAACCGTTTCCTTGTCTGATCGACTGTTCGATAAACCCAAAATGTTCTTGGGTCTTTCTTTTGTTATTATCAAGAGTTTCAACTACATTTCTTGCTCTATCTTTCGCAAAAAATGCGGCTGGACTATTGTCATCATTCGAATAATATATTTGTGGTTCTTGTTTTTGACCAATCACCATATTCACTTTTTTGTTTTTATGCTTGTATACTACAACATGATGATAATGATGTCTCTTATGTCTTGGTCTAGCATTAGCTGTAGAAACTACGCCAATACTAACTAGTATTGCTACTAGTGAAAATATAAGCTTTTTCATTACTTTTCCTTTTGTTTACGCCGCTATTAAGAGAAATATATTATCTCAAAACTTCCATTATCAATCTAGTTTTACCTTGACTAATAAAACCAAGTTTTTGAGCACCGCCTCTTGTAACGTCCAACCCCGTCCCTCTTACGAATGGACCCCTGTCATTGACAATAGCAACTATGGACTTTCCATTATTCGGATTAGTCAGTTTGAGTTGAGTTCCAAATGGTAGGGTACGATGAGCGACAGAATATCCATTTGGATCGAATTTTTGCCCACTAGCAGTTCTCCTTCCGGAGGAATACCAGGAGGCAACAATACCGCTTTTTTGAGCGGTAATTTTATTTATAGGATAAGAATTTGTAGTTTGACAGCCGCCAAGGAAAAAGAAAATCGGCAAAAGATACAAATATTTCATGATATAGACTTTCAAAATAGTGGTAGGCGCGGTGTGACTCGAACACACACTAAGGCCGTTATGAGCGACCGGCTTCACCTTTAAGCTACGCGCCTGTATTATTTAAGCAGCAATACTTTCGTTGTTCGTTAGAATTTCCTTCAAACGATCAGCACAAAATGAAGCTGCTGGTGCCTCTGGCTTAACCTTTGGAGTAACACCACACATACCACGAATATAACCAGTTGCCTGTGTGATAACACAAGACGAACCATGCATTTCGTTTGGATTGATATCAAGGTGCAACTCGAAATGACGATCACCAATGGCTTCGGCAAGGTCGATATACATCTGAGCAGCACGATAAACTTCGTTCATCAGACGAAAAGCTGGCTTTTCTTTCTTCTGATCAAAATCACGTTCTACGTCTGACTTACCAAATACCTTACAACCCTTGTTGCCATCAATATGAACAACAACAGCCACAGTATAATCAGCATACCAAACCTCATTCTTACGATAACGTTCGGAATCAGCGCCGATATAAATCTTTGTCTCGTCAGAAGAATTCTTGATGAAATCAATTACTTCCTTAAGATCAAACTCTTTCATTTTACACCTTTAAAAAATTAGAGACTACCTCTTACGATTACGCCGTGCCCTGCGCTTCTTAGAACCAACCTTACGACGACCCTTACG